TCGCTACGGTGGTAAAAGAAACAGACCCAGGGGTTGTGTAAACAGTTGCCCGCGACGTTGCTACCGCGGAACTTGTAAGGGCTGTTAACGGAACTGATCCGGCGAGAATAGTCGTCCCGTCAAAACCGCTAGGTAAAATTCTAGCTGAAGAGGTCGTGCCGCCGACCCTGAAAACCATAGCCCCCAAAGTTGCCGAAGTGTCCCCTTGGATTATTAACGCTGCTGTGGTTGTCGAACTATTTAAGTCAACCGATCCGGAATACATGCCGCGCCACCGATGCTCACTGGTGCCGAGGTCGTGGGTTATGGTTGAGGCAGTGATCGTGTCAGAATTTATTGGGACGTTCGTTCCGCGATGGTTCGAAAAATTAGCGTTCACCTCGCTTGCGCGTGCTTTCGTATTAGCCGAGAACGTTGTGTAGCTTGTTATCGTTGAAGGCATTTAGACTCTCCCATCACTTTGGTCTTGTTTTGCAAAGCTCTTTTTTTTAAAAGGTTTATGAACGTAAAAGTTCGGATCGCCTATGATCCCTTCAAATTTATTCGGCTCGCACGGCCCGGGGTAGGTCAAAACCATCTCATGCCAATCGATCGGATAGACTTCGCAGTACCCGCCGAGATCATTTGCAAAAGATGAGAGAATACAAAATAGGTACGTCAAAATCTTAACGCCTTAACTAGATCAATTAAGATGGCCTTAAGCTGTGCGAGCGTTGTCGCAGAAATAATGCTGATATTAACTGCCGCTGTTAATGACGCGTCGATAGGAATTAAATGCCCTCGGAAGTTTGCAAAGTTCTCGTTTACCCTGGCGCTGGCAATTAAGGTCGACGGAGTGAAAGTATTAAACGCTGTAATCGTATCAGTTGACGGAGCCATTAGACCTCTCTTGCTATAAATTTACACTCAAACCTATCCAAATCAATGTTTTGACTAATAAACTTAAACTCTTTTGCGTTTAGTTTTAGCGCGTTCCCGCCCGAAGCGTCCCAGTATAAATCTGAACTATTTGTAGCGTCTGCCCAATCGTTTAAATCCCAAAGGCTTCGAAACAAAACTGGACTTGAGTCGTAGGTGATTTGAACTCGGTCTAGTATCTCTAGGTGCGGTACGAAGGTAGTAGTAAACTCAATCTCATTTTTTATTGTTGAAACGTCGTTAAAAATATTTTGCGCCAGGGCTTCGGCAACGGTCACGTTTGGAATAAGCGTGTTGCTAATGCTAAAGGTTCTCTCACCTAGCGCCCACGCAGCGTTGGCAGACTCGACGACCATTGCAGATTGAACGGTTGAATAAGACGTCGTCGTATTAAGAGAGTTGAATTGTATCTGAACGCGAGAGTAAAACTTTGAGGGCTTTTTGCCGTAAGAATTAATAGTCTTTATAGTCTGTCCATATGTATTATCGGTTCCTCCGACGCCGTTAAATAAATAAGCCGCCGTAGTGGTAAGTGCAGACCTGGACCTGAACCGAAACTTCCCGTCTCTAGTTATATAGGAGACATGATTTTCTGCCTCTGATAGCTTCTCGATAATCTCCCAGACGTTTTTTTCTCTCAGCTCCTCAGATGTTGAGGTGTTTAGATTTAGATACTGAGTCGTCGTGGTAGATATATCAAAGTTCGTGGTGGTGTTATCGAAAAAAGGTCTGAAGACAAAACCTCCAGACCCGTCTGTTTGATCCCTTAAAAGCTCCATAAACCTTGACGCCGTCATTGATCCGTCAAGACCCCTGATGTTTGATGCCGCGTAGTTTCTAAAAACTTCTGTCAAAGGTTTGACGTTAAATGTGATCTCATTTTTATCACTTCCTGGCATATCGCCAGAAAAGATCCCGACGAACGCTGTGGTGACCCCATTGGGGATATTAAAAACCTGCGTAACTCCGGAGGTGGTAGTAAAATCAAAAAACCCGGTCTCTATTTTAAATAAAGTCCTTTGCTGAGGCATGTAGTTGTACCAGTAAGAGTCTTCACTATCCTCTGGGTTATACTTCCCTTGATCATTCTGGACAACGACACGCATATTTCCGAAGGTGAATTTATTAAGCCTTTCCGAGTCAAGCTGTGTTGAGATCGTGCCCCATTTTTTTATGTCTTTAGAAATCTCCACCCAGCTACTTTCAAAAGCTCCAGTACCTATGTTTCTTCTTTTAATATACGCGCGCCTGAAAACTCTCGAGTGCGGCTTTTTAATATAATCAATTATGGATTGTCCGGGCATTTATGTAGGTGACTCCCTAAAGTCCATATTGCCAGTAAAGCCAGCATTCGCATTATCGTCGCTATAGGTATAGAAATCAAAATTCCCTACCCAGACGGCTTCATATAAAATCGCATCCCAGGAGGTGGTCGTTCCAAAAGGGCAGAACATAAACGGATTGTGGGCCTCAAATAAGGTTTTGAATTGCGATTGAAACGTCAGAGGAGCGTTTGTTAGCTTCACCTTGTGGGAGTATTTGTCCTTTACTGCATGCACGCGGGTACCACCGTCGGATAGCTCGTGAACGATTTGCTTCGTATCAATCAATGGCTTGTAGTTTTTCGCAGAAGGTAGCTGAGAGAAATTAATCTGCACAGAGGAGATTACAATCTGTGCGACCGCTTTTTCCACATTGGCGACTATTGTTGATTTAATATCAAACGATACGGAGGTGACATCGACCGCAGAGAATGAAAGGTACATTGACGACGCGCTATTTGAAACCCAGGAACTTGTAACGGTAGAGCTTGTCGTTGTAAGCGCAAAGGTCGATGCCGTTAGCCCGTTACGGAAAATTATCATCTCTCTAGCGTTGGTGTTTAATATAGCGATCCTTGAAACCGATGTCGTCGCATCAAAGTTTATTCGAATCGTCGTTTGCGTCAGATCGTTGTTAAAACCAGAGCTCACATATTGGTAATATGTATCTCTAGTGAGCAAATACTGAGCCGTGCTCGTGTTTGAGTTTACAACCGCTTGCGTAGAGGTGTTAAAATAGTTCTGATATAAAATTTCCATTTATATTAACCCCGTATCGAACGCCTGAGATTCGTTGTTCTGCCTTAGCTTTAAAAGTTGTCTGTCTATCGCAATAGCTAACTGTCTTGCGCTAGACTCATCGCCTAGCATTCCGCCGTTAACTATAATCGTGACGTTGCTGCCCATGCCTGGGACCTGACCGTTCTCTAAAGGAATAACTGCCTCGTCTCGACCGCCTTCTCCGATAGTGGCTTGCATACCGCCAGGACGGGCCGTGACGATACCGCCCTCAGCGAGCTGAACGCCTGCGACTTGCGCAGCTTGTGCAGCCATTGCGGCGTAAGTTAGCCCAGCGAAAATTCCCCCGAGAACTGGGCCGCCCATTCGGGTTCCCCATAAAGTTGCATGAGCTACAGCTTCCGGCGTAGCAATTGCGATTTGAGTTATTGCCGCCGCCTTACCGATTGCCGCAAGTGTTTGGTTATTTGAATTCTGCATTGCCGCCCAGACGGCTAGAGTCTTGCCCCTTGACGCCGTTGTTTCATCGTCAAATTTTTTCTTAGCGGCAGTTTGATTTTCATGATGCTGCGCCTGGAGAACCAAGTCTTGGAGGTCTGTTTTTTCCTTTAACAATAACATTTTTTGTTTATTGTTCGTCTCGTTTTTTAATTGGTTATCTAGGAAAGCCATTTGCGCTTCTAGTTTTTTTACGCCCTCGGCCTCTTGAATAGCAAATATAAGATCATTCTGAACAATCGCATTCTCTTGATCCCTTAAAGACTTATCAAGATTGTCGATAGCTTCTTTATCATTAAACGTTTTTCTCGCCTGCTCTTCTTTTTCTCTGTTTTCGTTACGAATAGCCTGCAGCTGAGCGAGCTCTGTTTCCATTGAATTAATAAGCCCAGTCCCCATTCCGTAATCGCCCTTATCATCTCCCATTTTTAATTTAAATTTAATCAGTCGCTCAGTTATACTTTTTATTTTCTCATCTAGTTCGGCGGTTGTTGCCTTCGCGTCATCTGCGCCCTTAAAGCTATTTAAGAATTTCAAAACTTCGATTGTGCCCTTCGCCATATCAGTTACGAATGGGCCAATACTGCCGCCGACACTCTCTAAGAAATTCGACCACTGATTTTTGAGTTGATCTATTGCGCCCAGACCCCGTGCCATTGCGGCTGCCTGTCCACCGACTTTCCCGGTAAGAGCGTCAATAACATTTGCCATCTTTTGATTCGCGTCGCTAGCTTGCTCAACATGAATTCCATGTCTAGCGAGAACATCGTTTTCACTAGCGATGGCTTTCCCAACCAGTGCAGACGCTGATGAAAGATCCATACCTTTTGCGGCAGCAAGATCAAGCGTGGCCCTTAAGAGCTCTTCTGTAACTTCGCGCTGCCCAATGTGCATTTGCAAAACGCCCTGTGCGGCAATAATTTGATCGTCGCTGAAGGTGGTAGTTTGTTCTAAGGCGTCCGCTAGACCTAAATATTTCGCACGAAGATCGGCGGTAAACGTCCCCTGATTAACCATTGATTGAGTCAGCTGATTGATGGCTAACTCTTCTTCCCTAAACGCTTCGATAGTGGCGTACAGCGCGCTTGCGACACTTTTCGCAATGTTAACTACGTCGCCAAACGTAATAACGAAACGGTCTAAAACATCCTGCCCAATCTGTTTTATTCTTAGTAGTAGAGTTGCTTCACCGCTAGCCATTTAACCTGCGCCCCTTTGCCTTTTCCTGTCTCCTGGCCTCTGCGGTCAGTGAATGATATTGGACGAAGACATTAAACTCAAAATCTTCCGCTCCTAACTTTACAATTTCACTTGGCAGCTTGCCGTACCGGCGCGCAATCTCATCTATCTCTAAAACTTTTGCCTTAGCGAAATAACGGATACTTTTTTTTTACCATAAGTGTAACCTAAAATCGCTTCATACAGACCATTGCATAGATCCCAGTCGCCGAATAAATCGTCAACGAATTGCCCAGGCTCATCCTTGCTAGACGATAGTTTGGGCTTGATAACAGATGATAAAAAAATATCCCGGTAAACGTCTTTAGCTTTTTCATAGTTAACTGGCACGTCTTTACTCTCTATCTGCTTTTTGTCTTCGTAAACTGCAAATGTTTTAAGAAGGGTCTTGTAGCCCTCCATATGTTTTAAAACATCTAGCTTCCTGATTTCAAACTTCACACCGCGCACGCGCACGGTCTTGGTTTCTTGAAGGTGATCTTTTAAAGGTTTACCTAATGGCCACATTTTATGTGTAGTTAGCTGTAAGGTTTGTCACAAGCGCCCTACAAGCGTATCCCGTTGCCGAAGTTTCATCCCGCAAAACATGAAAATCAATATCAGCTTTTAGTATCTCATCTGGTCCGCCGATTTCAGGATCACCGGAGTTATTAACATAAACCTTAGGGAAGACAAATTTAATGCCCTCACGGCTTTTAGATCCGGTAAGTGTAGGGCCTAAAAACTCAAACTCAGCTGCAAGTTGCGTTCCGTTTAACATCGCATTGTAGGCCGTGATCGTGTCAAATCGCATTGAGACTTTTAGATCAAAGTTTGCGATACCAACCGGCAGGACAGAGAGAATGTCCGAGCCTAGTCTTCGTGATTCGCTATCGGCTTTTAAGTTGTTCGATAAAGTAAACTCAACGCTTTGAACGTGCCAGAAGGAAGTCGACGTTAAAGATGCTAATGAATTCTCCACGTTAAACCTGCCGCTAACAAAAGTTAGAGGAACAGAAGACGCACCGATAGTTAACAGGGTAGAAATATCGGCAGCACTTATAGTTGAGTCAGAAAAAACTAAAGAAGCTTTGCACTTAAGAGCCTCATCTAGCTCGCCGGTAATCGTTAAAGAATCAACTCGCCCGCCGTTGTAACGGAATCTCTGCGCACCGACGGAATCCCCTTTTCGATGGTCTATACAAATAGACGAATAAGAGCCGTCCATCTGTCCGATTGAGATAGTATGTGTAACAGCACTGGAGCCAACAGTTTCCGCCGTAGCAGTAGCAGTAGAGATAGCGCCACCAAAAGCGTTGTGAAGCAGGTAGTTAGGAGCCAGCTCCTTAGCGTAGAAATAAAACTCGACGTCACCTGATACAACTTTTCCGCCCTCAATTCTTAAAGAATGAGCCCGAGAGTTTTCAACCTGTTCTAAAATCTTACCTTCTTTTACTGTTTTTATTGCAGCGGAAAGAAAAGGAAGTCCGGCAGTTCCAGTTAAAAAAGTTCCGTAGGTGGTTTCTCGCCCAACGGCTATGTAGGAATTGTAAGATAAGAATGCACTTTGTCCGACCGCCATTTATGACCTCCTTGTCAACAAACTGAAGCTAGATAGGCTTGGTTATGATCTTTCCACGTCTGCTTGAGTTTTTCATCTATTTCTCGTATCTGTTTTGCCATTTCGTTTTTATTTCTCAATAGTTTATTTACTGTTACCATATCCTCTGGATTGTGCCTATAGGTTATCTGGCTTTCAAGACTCTTGCTAGCGAGCTGTAAAATAGTTTGCGAGGCACACTGGACCACCGGCAATTTGAAAGTGCTGATATATTTCTCCAGCCAATTTGCAGAGAATGTTAAGTTCGTAGAAGTCCAGCAAGTCTTTTGTCCAGCTGTCATTCCATATATATGCTTCATGTAATAATACTTACCTTCTCCGTCGTGATCAAAAGCATAATAGTTCCCGTCTGGACGCCAGCAGTAGTCGAACCCGATGAGTAGGATTTTATCGTAGCCAAAAAAATTGCACCTTCGCACGTTGTTCGATTGGGTAACAAAAACGACCATAGCGTTTGAAACATTCGTAGCAGCTGGGATTATATTCTCGCACCCGGAGATCGCAGCGAATTCTTTATGGGATTCAATAATGTCTTCGTTTACAAAGAAATAAATATCTTTCCAATTTCCATTACTAGACCATTTCGGATTACCGCAGACGTTAATAAATAAGACCGTATTTTGTAACTTATCCTTCCATTTTTCCATGTATTTTTCATACGACACGTTCGCATCGCAGACCAAAACAAACTTGGGAATGATACCGTTATCTAAACAATGCCCTAGGGTTTTATCACAGGCGAACACGTCAACGTTGTGCTGATTTTGTTTTATAGTTTCTAGATTCTCTTCAAACGAAAAGCCGTTAGCTATAAGTAAGCAAGCTCTTCCGATACCAGTATTTTCAAAGTCAGTCAGGCGCTTCATTTTAAACTTGGAATGCTCTTTTGCCTGCGCTGCCCATTGCTTATGCCATTGTTTATAGGCAGAGAGAGATTGATGGCGAATTGTGTCGTCGTCCATTTTGTACATTGCTTTTCCCCTTAGTAAAAGACTTGTGCGTTGTAAGTTAAAACGCCTGCCCGAAGGTGGGTAGACTCATCTAGTGCCTGATTGTAATATTCTATTTGGGTTGGTTTTTGCCACAGAACCTTACCGCCGAAATTCGGGTCTGCTCTCAGAGAGAGCTCGATGTTTTCCATCAAGTAATTTATATCGTCATCCGCCGGGTCCTTATCCACGCTTGCATAGGTATCATTCCACAGGATCCCAACGACGCTAACGCTTATCTCGCCCTTGAACTTTGCCGTTAGTTGGTCAACGACGATGTCCATTTGTTGGGTGTTTTTGGAATTTATATAACAAGTAACCATAGGGAAAAAAGAAGGTTGTGGCTGTATGTGTTGTGGGTTGATTTTTAATACCTGCGCTACCTTGCGAGACATTCCATTTGATAAATAAACTGGGCTCGCGGTGGTGGTGTTTGCAGCTAGAAGCGTGGTTTGTATAGCTGATTTAATTCCGACTAGGTCTACGACGACAGCCATTTTTATTTATCCTCTAACATAAAAGCTAAAACGTTCTTGCTAATATCTTCCGCGCCTTTGTCAGATAGCCACATAAAGGGTCTAGTTTTGTCATGATGTTCGGCGTATTCGAACCCGCCTTTCGTCTTCGCATTATTATAAAATAAAACGCCAGCGTCACTCGTCCGGTATTTCTGCGGAACAAATGTTTGACGAAGACGACCAGTGTCCTGAAGAATTTTATTCCCACCCTTGCCAATCTTTTCCATAAATAAAGTATAGGCAAAAGACCAATGCTTCCATTTTCCGTCTGGTCCAGTTTCATTTTTAAAATGACTCATAATATCGCGGTAGACGACAGAGGAAAAAAGCCCGATCACTTCTTTATGTTTTTTCTCATACTGCTTAGTCTTAATCGTTAGTTTTTGTAAAAACCTAACCATGCCTAAGTCTTGAAATTCTACCTCAGCTGGCATCTTTATCTATTCCTGTCGATATCGGTCTCTTTATCCGGGTCAATAACCCAGTTAAGCGGATCGTCTTCTTGAAACGTTTCAGTATAGCCAGACGTGGAGCTTTTAATTCTAAACGCTGCGGTAGATTTATCAGCAATCGAAGCTCCGCTCGTATCGACAAGGTCTAGCTTGTAATCGCGAATGTCTTTAAGATTAGATATGGCCTTGTCAATATACCTATCCGCGCGCCCGTAGGCTTCCTTCCCCCCGCGCGCCATGTTCTCGTACATGTAACCAATCGAGAGCCACTGGCACATTGTCGTGATCATTGGAGGCATGCTGGTAGTAGTAAACGAGGTAATATCGTAGCGTTTACCTAAATATTTATTAATCTCGTTCTCGGCATTCGTAATGCACAACGTCCCGAGGGCAGTCGTCGTCGTGTCGAACGTCGTCCCAACCATCAAGGTCTGCAGTGAAGTCGTCGTGGCGTAACTTCCCACCGATTAACCTCCTACTCGGACAAGCCCTTCTTTTTTAATCTTAGTATAAAACGCGCTAGTCGCTGGGTTGGTTAAAAGCCCTACATAGTCTGAGTACACGGAGCCAGCAACGGTTTTTTGCATCTTCACCAGCTTCTGACCGTTCACTTCGTACCAAGTGTCGACGGGTTTAGCTTTGTGAATTTTTGCACTTGCCAGCTCTTGCGCATTTTGTTTATTAGCTTCGAATTTTTCAGCTATTTCAAGCGCGGCTGTAGATAGTTTGCGTCCCATTTAATCACTCCCTGATAAATTACTGCCCAGACGTCATGCCCGGGCAGAATTAGTTCAGTATAATTATGCGCTGATGTCACCTATTAAATAACCGGCCAACGATGCGACGACCTTAGCTTGGTAGTGCATGTTAACTTCGATTGCCTCAGCAGACCGTTCCTCGTCTCTCCATCGCTTAACCATTGGCACGTCTTGTTTGAAGATGTAACCAGCAGAAGGTTGAACAGGAGAGGCGCTAGCAGGTCGGTATCCAAGGAAAGCGGCATCTGGCCATAAGGCGCTGACAGACTCAGCTACTCCGAGAGCCGAAGTATCTATAGACGCAGTTCCTACGAGCAACTCCCCAACGTTGAACAATTTAGCTAAAATGTTTTTATCCATTTCGGCAGAGGTGTATTTCACCCGGTCCAAGACGTTTGAGTTGTTCTTAGTAGAAATATAAGCGTCGCGAGACATTGCGATAAAGTTTGGCATGTATCCGCTGTTATAAAGAACAGTCGATGAGCCGGTATCAAAGAACACTATCGGGTTAGCGGTAGTGGTCGCGTTCCACTGCTGAGCGGTCGACAGGGAAACGTTTAGCGACCAATTGGCCTTCACCATTAGATCGGCTACCGATTTCTCCAAGCGCTTTAAAATAACGTCGGTCAATTTCTCAACCGTGTCAGATTTAAGGTCGAAGATATCGTAGTTCGAAGCGTCGCGGTCAGAAACATAGTCCTTAAGACCATGGAATTCTAGGACCATCGCACCTGTGGTGACGTCAAAAGAGTACTCAAGCGCCTTACCTTTGTTCGCACGCTTGGTCTCCGGTAAACGGAAATCACGAGTGTAAATTCGGAAAAGGTCGGATTCTTTTTTAACTGGCACTACGGGGAAAACTTTTTGCGCAATATATTCTTGGTTATAATATTTTACCGCAACGTTACTCAGTAGAGTGTCTGTGTGAATTGTATTAATTAAGGGCATATCGTAAATCCTCCATTATTAAATTAAGTGATAATTTTCCAAAAAGGACTAATCAAAACTTGCGCGAGTGTTCCTGTCGCAGCAACGGTCGGACCGACCAAAGTACCAATGGAGTAACCACCGGCAGTGACATCGCTATAAGGAACGCCGCGTCCTGAAGAGTCGTGACCAACCAACCTACCAGACACGCATGTGTCGTTGAAGTAAAGATACGCGATTCCTTCCGTTTGAACGGGAATGGCGCCGGTAGTGTCTTTAACTGTGTCGACTGTGATTCCTATAGGACATGCCGCTAAGGTAGGAAGAACGACTGTGTTAGCCGTACCCGATTCGCAAGCGACAACTCGATATGCCGAGAGTGTGGTTAAAACTTTAAAACTTTCAATATTTCGTGACATCTCTTATTTCTCCTTTACTGCTTTAAGGGCCTGGCGGAACGTACATTTATTTTCTTCCATGTACTTATTCGCCAAAGCGACCAGTTTATCGTCTTCGTCCTTATTGTCTCCCTTAACCTGAAAGTCTTTTGAATTCTCTTTTAAATTAACAACAGACGCAGAATGGAGTTTTAAGAGCTCTTTAAACATTTCTTCTTTAGTGGAATACTTCTTCTCGCCTACTGACAGCTCTGTTTTCCCAGAAATAAGAGCGGTCAATATAGGGCTCATAGCAGGAGTGGAGAGTTTTTCTGCCTCAAGCTCAGTTACAAACTTTTCAATCTTAGCGATGCGCTCGTTCTCAATTGCAACGGCACGATCTTTTTCAGCTTGAAGCTTGAATTCTTTTAGTTCAGCGATTTGTTTTTCGAAGTCAGCTTTTTCTGCCTGAAGCGCAGCAGCTTGGTCTTCTGTTTCTTTGAGTTTCTCGGCCTGTAACTTTAAATCATAAGCCAACTTAATCTCGTTTTCGTTCACCTCAACCTCCTTGTCGAATGAGTATGACTTTATTTCTATGTTTTGGTTTTTACTATAACTCTTCACCGTTTCGAAAGAAACTAGACCATACATATTCAAAATATCGTCTAGGTTCATGACCGCCGGGGTGTCCGCTCCGAGAAGGGCAACCGCTGAAAGCATCCGTTTATACAGTGTGCCATTGATATCAATGTTCCAATATATCTCGCTGGATACGTTTCTATATGCTTTGTTTTTAATTAAATCATATATCTTTTTAGGAATGTCGACGAAGTTTGCAAAAAGCATATCCCCGACACGATAGATTCTATCTATCCAGCCAGCTGCTGGGAGACCGTCTCTTTGCAGAAGCTCTTGGTTTTCGTCATGACCTAGCTTTAGGTATGGGCGAACTTTTGTTTTATTCGCCTCAAAGGCATTAACCATTTCGTCAAGGTCGTCTGTCGTATACTTATCCCCGTTCCAGGTTCCTGCGGAAAATATTTGAACATCGTTTATAGATTGCATGATTGACATTTAGCCTCCTTTGAAAAAATACGATTTAGCCAGTTCACCTAGGAAAAAAATAACAGCGAGTGCGCCGGATATTTTCCACTTGAAGTTATTTAATGAGTCCAGCTTATTGTTCATCTTTTGGAGCTCGCGCTGAATTTCTTTAAGCTTCTCGTCTGTGTGATTCATGTAATATTCTAAAACTTCTTTCATTTGCCCCTCACTTTACTGAAAACCCATCGCCGATATTATCCCGGATGTAAGCGTTGATGTCTTGTTTGATATCATTGCCGTTCTCGTCGGTGGTTTCCACTGTTCTGTCCGGGGTGAAGTCTTCGTACTTAGTAATCGGGACTAAAGTGGAGCGACAGTAGAAGTGTAGCGGGGGCACAGGTTCGCTGCCATCTGAAAAAATCTTCCCGTCCAGGTCCGCGCAAATATCAGATGTTCTATCGTCTAAAATTGCCGAGTACTGATAAGCGGCGACGACTCCGGAGTCCTTAAAATATTCAAGCCGTCCTTTGTTGTAGATCTCCGTGTGCTTTGTGCGGGCGAACCTTTCGATTCGCGTCTTGTTTGACTCGCCAGTAATGGTCTGAAGTATCTCTTCAGTTACGTCGGACAAAGGTCTGCCGTCTTTAATTGCTGCGATCAGCGTCTGTCTAACCCTTTTTGAAATATCGTATTGCCAGTCACCAACAAAAGAGAACGTTTCTTTTTCCAGCATCTCCAGAAATTTATCCGAGGCTAAGGGCTTGGCCATATCTTTTTTATTCACCTCAGTGCGGGCCTCAGACTTCCCGCGAAGGAAGACTTCACGAAAGGTTTTCTTTAGGGCTAACTTTAAGTCCTTAAGGTGGTTGATCTTAATACCGTCGACCATATCTATTTTTTGCTTATCTAATATTTTCTTCCTCTCGATTTGATCAATCACATCGTAGGCTATCTTTTCAAAGATTGGCTTCGTATCGGTCATCACGTTTAGATCGGCGCTATCTAGGGCAAATTTAATCTCTGCGAAGTTGACCTTTTTCTCGTAGCTAGTCCGAGGCTCTAGGCTGAATTCTTTTTTTTTAACCGGCTCGTCTTTTTTTGCGCTACTATCTTTTTCTGGAGGCTCAGCTTGTTCTACATTATCTTGCTCTTCTTGTGGCTTACCTGTATTTGGATTATCGCCAATAGCTAGATCCTCTTCGGTAACCGTGTTGTGAGGAAACTTAATGCTCTTTTTAAAGTGTTGAATTTCTTGTTCACTAACGGGAATCGCGCCAGACCGTGAAGCCTCAAGCCATAGTTTGGAGAACGAAAGTTGATCGTCTTCCTGAACCGGACGAAACTGAAACTTTGGATAGACATCCACGAACCCATGATTGTACTGGACTATCGGCTGGATAATCTCGCGATTGATAACTCGTTCAAGTAGCGCGCGCCGGCGTGAGATGTGCTTTAAGAATAAATCCAATTGTTCTTTACCTAGGGCCTGCGATCCTCCGGAGGTTTCTGATCCTTGAAGTCCGACAAGATCGGGGACGAATAATGATCTTCCGATAAACATATTGAATAAGTTAATAGCTTTGACGTAAGCGTCGCCATCGTTGCCAGAGTTTAGAAACTCAATCTCAACCTCTTTGGGAATAGTGAGCGCGGTCTTCGACTGAAAACTTCTGACGGCATCGTAGAGCTGATCGACCTGCGCTTGCGGAGTTCCCATCGGGTATTTCGCAACTGGTATAGGACCGATTGATTTCTCTAAAAACATTCCGTAATAGCGGATAACTTGCGTCTTAGTAAACCATGCATAATAAGCAGCGCGGAGGTCCGATGTCCCGTAAGGGTTTTGAAATGATCGGTTGTTTACGTAATGAATTAAACATTTCGGGTCTAACTCGACCTTCGTTTTCCCGCCCTGCTGTTCAAACTTCTCTACGTTTCCGCCGTCATCGACATGTAGAAGCCACGTCGAAGGGTGCCTGGTTTTTATATACTTAAGAGTCAGCGTGCCGTCAGATCGGTGTTTGAAAATCTTTTCGCTAACAGAAAATCCGAATTCATATGAGGACAAAATCTCATACAGCATTTCGTCAAAGGAATATTCTGGATCTTCGTATAAAGCTTTTTGAATATCTTCTTTTACTGATTCGCCCTTATCCTCTGAGATAATATCAAAGCCAGATCCTATGACTAAATCTTTTTTCAGCTGTAGGCATACCGAGACTTGATCATCTTTAAGCATCTCGCGGTAGACCTTATAGCCGTAATCTTTCCTAAATAAATCGTCCGGGTTGTATGGTTGACGATAAGAGTCGTCATAGTAAGCAGATTGATAAAAGGTTTTCTCGGCGACGTTTGCGTATAGCTGCTCTATAGGACTGTGAGAAATTTCTGCACGCGGCACGGGGGGCTTAGCTGTTTCAGGCATCCATGCCCTCCTCTAGCGAATTTTTGAACCTATGTTATTATATACATCCAAACTTTTTTGTTTAATACACAATTGTATACCGAGAGCGGCTGCCACGATCAAGTCGTCATGCTTTCCACTTACTGCCTCGATCTTTCCCTGATTGTTGACAAGCGTCAAGCATTCCTGAAATAGAGTGTTGTCAACTATTTTAAGGTCCTGACTTTCAACCGCCTCGACGAAAGTATAAAACAAATCTGGTCTAGTTAGCCGTGTCGTCGGATAGCCAAGCTTCATATCCTCATGAGCGTACAGGTTGTTGTACCTGATATGTTCAGATAACTCCTGAAGTACAGCATGCCCGTGATTGTTTCTCTCCACGCTTAACATTGGCATGTACGACCGACCGTAGAGTTTCCCCAGTGCGTTCAACTTATGCGCGAATTCAAAAGGTCTATAGTAGCCGTGAAGTGCGGCGCAGATCGTATAGGTTTTTGCATTCAGCACGATAGCAGCGGAGCTATCCCCGTCTATTCCCTCTGCAGGGTCGGCACCGATTACATAAGTGTTTTTCATTTCAAACTTCTCGTATATACGTATGCCATCTTTAATCTCGATTGGCTCTTTTATATTGGAGACTTGAGCTTTAAGCTTTTGCAAATTAAACGGAGAGTTCCCAGTGGTGAGAAAACAAGTAATATCGTCTTCGGGATACTCTTGCTGAAATAATTCTTTTAGCTCGTTTTGTTTTAATCTTCGAAACGCGATTTGCGCTGGCGTGATTTTGATTTTAAATAGCTCAAACGCTTTTTGCGTAAAGTCTTTTTCTTCTTGCGTAAGCTCACCGATTCTTTGGTTGATTTTATATTCCTCGTGAAGAAACCAGGGGAAAAATAGTTTCTCATACGCCTGATTGTGATTGATCCACTCTTCATAGAAGTGATTCGCTAGCCCGTTTGGAGTTGTCTCGATAGTGACGGGGTTTCCGATTGGGACGGCTTGAATTGTTGATCGCATCCGGCCTACGTCTGAGATAAAAGCAGCTTCTGAAATATGAAGGTCCTGGATCGTATCGCCGCGAGATTCAAGGTCACAATAAATACGAGAATTACGCTCCGGGAAGTACATTTCATATTTAGAGCCGCCGCCTCTGTCAATTGCGGGCTTAAACTCATCCGGCATAAACTTATAAGCCCCTGCGACGATGCGAAATAGTTTTTTAATTCCATCTTGTTCATGGGCCAAAATACAGGTCGTCATATTATTAGTGAATAAAGTTTTATCTAGTTGCCGCAGTAAGCACATGGTTGAGACGCCAAATTGCCTAGCCTTAAGTATTATTTTTCTTGGATTATTGTTTGCCAATATTGATTTTTGAATACTATTCGGAATAAAAAGCTCTTTGTCCCCTTGTTTATTCACGATATAATAAAAGTGTTTCAGACGCCAGCTTGGGTCTTCAGTCTTCTTTAATGCCTGCTCTTCCGGTGATAAGTTTTTTATCTCTAAACTCCTTCGCTTCTCGCTCGCGCCTTTCGACTGCCTCGACTATCGTGTTATTAAAATTATTAGAGGTGACCTCCATTTTATCTGCAACCTTTCCGACCATTCTATTCAGGATAAACTCCATCCTGGATGGATCGCCGTTCTTCATAGCGTTAATCATTATACGAATTAAAATATGATCACCCGATGGGAGACTGAAATCCTTAGATAGGGCGAGAAGCTCCTGAAAGGATAACTTGAAATATTTATTTATAGAATTCTCTATATCAACACGGTTTAGATTGCGCGTGAGCCCTTGCCCAGACGGTCTTCCTGGCCCTCCGGAGTTCCCTTTAGCGAATCTATTCCCTCCCTTGCCAGTAGGGTTATTATTCGGCATGACTTTTGTCTTGGTTTTGTCTAGTTTCAGTTAATGTCATGAAATTCAACATTAATTTTATCTTCTGTACCTTCGTCGTGGTCGTCTTCTTCCGGGTCTATAGCGATCCAAGCGATGGCGTCGGCCGAGAGGATCTTGCTACAGTTATCCTCGTCCACGACGTAAGCCTCGTCAGCTATTTTTTCCACGCAGTATATTTCGTCGCTAATTGTATTTGCCGCGACAAAGGGAGAAAATCCGTTTTCTGCCCAAAGTGCGCGTAGTGAATAAAGCTTTATCCCCATAGGGACAATCGTTTCATAGTTTATCGGATTGTCAACTATCCCTACGAATAGGAATTTAGTCGTCTACGACTGCCGAGTAATAGCTGTTAAAATAGCCATTACCGGTAGTACGTGCATATGATATTCGAATAAGGTGAAACGGTCCGTCGATCGTCCAGAAGAAGGACCCTTGGGTTGCTGCCGCTGTAAAAACCGGCGCTAGGGTGTTAGCTCCACTCGTAATAGCTGTGTAAGTTGTGCCGCCGTCTAAAGATCCCTGAAGAGTAAACGTCCCCGCTGCGGCCGTGTTGCCAGCGCCGACTCTCCAGATGGTTTGAATAACTGTATTTTTAAATGAGGCTATATTCAGGCTTGCTGTTATTGCCGTCGACGTGTCCATGCTTATATCAGTTGCTAATGTTATTGGACCAGTCGTGAGGTTTTTATTATTCATGAAATACATTGTGACGAAATAATTTTAATTTGCAATACGTGCAGGACCTTTTAGATTTCTTTTAGTCAACATGCGTTAGTGCGTAGGCATTTAGCATTCCCGATCCAGCAGTACGCCGTTCGCTTTTAGCGCTGAGGCAATCTCGACAATAATTGCGCTCGACCGTTTCTTTTCCTTAGTCAGGATCATCCAGGTATGGGTCGGGCTCATGTATACGTCGTAGGCGACGCCGAGGATCGTGTCGTAGTCGGTCTTGCCGTAACCACGGGCGCCGAGCAGGAGGCGAGGCAACGTGTTGGTCAGCAGGAAGTCTACCATCTGTTTTTCTGCCTTTAGCCATGTCGCATTATAATCGCATTTTAAGGTTTAGGGCGAGTCTTCAGGACCATGCCGTAGTTATTCGTAGCGTCTTTTAAGTCGTTCCCGTTCCGGAGTTTAAGCTTATTTCGTTTAAACGGGCGATAGTCGACATGATGGTGGATGCGCCCGTAGTGCCAGGTCAAGCCGATTACGTCGGGGTGGACGTTTACCTGCATTTCAGATTTCTTTAAAGTTCCGGTGTCGGCATACTTCTGCCCTTCCTGCACCGTGCCCTCAGCGTGGTAGAACTCCTTGGTGTTTCCACCTTTGACCGTTTGGGTTGCGCGTTTCTTTTGCAGGAAGGCATTGAACTGAACCGTGCATAGGCCGGCTTTGAGTATGTCCAGTGAAAGGATCGTGTCCTCGTTGTACCGACCGCGCCAGCGGAAGGGGAGTTCATTCATGATTAGGTTACAGCTATAGATGCGGGTGTTCGTTATGAACGGCGGCGACTTCTGCTTGGCTGGCGCAAACATTTCATAATTGGGTCCAGCCATGGCCACATTGGAGTAGCGCAGCACGAAGTCTTCCATGCACCGGAATATCGTGCCGTCATTGACTTTGATTTTGCGGTTCTGGTTCAGCCTTCTGAAGTCGTTAATATTGTCATCCATGACCCAGTGGAAGGGGAAGCCGTTCGCTATGGA